CCTGGTGTCAAGTTTATTAACAAGATGCCACGTGACACCTCCATGGGTTTTCCATGGAAGTGTTCAAAGAAGCACCATATGGTGGACACTCCATCAAAGAGAAACCCTGATGGGAAAATGTTTTCCATTGAGGTTATGGAACGCGTGCAGCAATGCATAGCTGGCTATGAAGCTGGCAAGCGTTACATGGCTGTGTTCACAGGTCACTTGAAGGATGAGGCGACGAAGTTCAAGAAGATCAAAGCTGGCAAAACCCGTGTTTTTACAGGAGCACCAGTTGATTGGTCTATTGTCGTGCGCCAGTACTTTTTGTCTTGCGTCCGAGTTATTCAACGCAATAAGTTTGTGTTTGAAGCCGGGCCAGGTACAAACCCCCAGTCCACTGAGTGGGAGAAGATTGGTGAGTATCTCACCAAGTATGGAGATGACAAAATGATTGCAGGTGATTATGCTTCTTTCGATAAGAGCATGCCTCCTTGCATGATTTTGGCAGCTTTTGATATCCTCATTCACATGTGTAAACGTGGTGGATATACTGAGGAGCAATTGAAAGTTTGCTGGGGTATAGCCTATGATACCGCATTCCCGCTTGTTGATTTCAACGGTGATTTGGTGCAGTTTTATGGCAGTAACCCTTCAGGCCATCCACTCACTGTGATTGTGAATGGATTGGCCAACTCTCTGTACATGCGCTATTGCTATGCTCAGCTTTCCCCACAAGGTAACTGTGCCAATTTCAAGAAGCATGTGTCCTTAATGACATATGGGGACGACAATGTCATGGGTGTGAGTGATGCTTGTGGTTGGTTCAACCACACTGCTATTCAGAACACTCTTGCCAATGTGGGTATTACCTACACTATGGCAGACAAGGAGGCTCAAAGTGTGCCATACATCTCTATCAAGGATGTAAGCTTTCTCAAACGTGAGTGGAAGTTTGATGAGTATGTAGGGCATGTGTTGGCTCCTCTTGAGGAGGATTCGATACATAAAATGCTGACAGTCAATGTTGCCAGCAAATCAATTGCTCCGGAGGCTCAGGCAATTGCTACCATTGAGAGTGCTCTGGCTGAGTGGTTCTTCTTTGGGAAGGACATTTATG